CACCTGCACCACGAGGTCGGGGTCGAGGAGTTCGACGCCCTCCTTCATGGACTTGGTGGTGGCCCCCTGCAAAAGCAGCCGCACCATGCCGCGCAAGAACTCGCGGTAGCGCAAGTCGCCGTCTATCTGCGGCGCGTCCCCGGTCGGGAACACGAGCGTTCCGAGGGCTTGCCACAAGAACTCGGGGCGAGTGAAGTCCCACGAACTGTCTTTGAGCACTTCGTTCGCCGTGAGTTGGGCGTCAACAAGTTGCTCCAACATGGCTTGGAACTGCAACGTGTACCAAGGCCCGTTCACCTGCGAGACATAGTTGGAAGGCAGCACCGCCCGAAACGTCTGCATGAGCAGGTTCACAAGCGCCTGCTTGTTCGCTTGGTACGCCTGCCCCGTCACCGGGGAGGGTGCGGGGTTCTGCGCTTCCGTGAACGGAACGAGGGGTCTGCTCATGGCCGCGTCTCGTCGTAGGTGAAGGTCAGCGCGCCAAGCGTGAGGTACTCGGCCTCACCGGGGTCAATGTCCTTGGCCCCCTTGTCCACCCCCACAATGTAAGTGGCAGCGTAGGTGTGCGCCGTGGGCGAGTCCCCTACCGGGAGGGACACGAGCACCCGGTTCGCCGTGAGTTCCAACCGCCGCGCCGTGATTTGCGAGGCCGTGGTGTAGCCCTCTGCAATGAGCGTGGCGTCGTCGGAGAAGCCCGTGATGCTGCGGCCCTCGCTGCCAAGAATGTAGGCCCGTCCGGCGACGGTGCCGAGAGAGGTGAGCAGCGCGTCCGAGGCGAGGAGGTCGAGTTCCACTTCGTCTTGGAACACGCCCTTGTAGTCGCCCTTGGCCCCGCCCCCGTCCACGGTCGCTGCCGAGAGTTCTTGGTTGACAATGTAGACGAGCGCGGAGGGGGTCGTGAGCGAGGTGAGCAGCGTGCTGTCGTAGGCTACGTCCGTGGACAGGGGTTCTTGGACGACTTGGCTTCCCTCCTGTCGCACCAACTTGGCAAGCGGGACGACGACATAGGACACGCCCGTGGTGCCCTCCATGACGCCGATGATGTCAGACTGCCGCACCGCGTCCCCAAGCCGCAACTGTCCAAAGAAGTTCGCAAGGTTCGTGCGGAGCGTGGTGTCCACAGTAGAACGGTCTTGCCCCTGCTCCAACACAAGGGTCGCCTCAATGTCGAGTGGGACAACGACCGCTTCCTTGGCGAGTACGTCTGCGGTCGCGTGCTTCTTCTCGTCCACCGCGTTCTGCGTGACCGAGACAATGAGGTTCGTCGTGTAGGTCACGACGAAGTTCTCGTCGTGCGCGTAGTCAATGAGGACCGTGGCTCCGTTCGGAATGTCGCCCGTCTCCACGCGCCGAATGGAAACCGCCGTGGTCTGCGTGCCGAGGTCAATGGTGTAGTCGGGGTCGCCCGAGGGGTCGTTCGGCCCCTTGTACTGAATGGTCTTGTCGGCGTTCCACACCTCAATGGTGTAGTAAAGCGCGCCCAAGTTGTCCAAGAACTCGGGGTACGCCCCAATGAGCACATGCACTTCGTCGGTGACTGCGATGGTGTCGCCCGAAGGCACCAAGGCCCCCGTCGCGGGGTCGGTGTAGCCGCTGACGTTGAGGTAGTCCCCTGCGAGGGTGCTGCGCCCGTAAGCAAGGGGGGAGTTCGGGCGATAGAGCGTGTACGCCGTGGTGGGGAGTGTGCCGCTCACGGCTCCCACAACCGAGGTGACCGCCGCGACGGGTTGACGGGGGAGAACAAAGTCCACACCTGCGCGGCGACGGTACGAACCGAGCACTACGTCCGTCAACGTCACCGGGGGCTGCACGAGCGCCGTGTCCAACTGCACGGTGTTGTAGGAGGTGACGGTCACACCCGTGAGGTCGAACACCTCGCCCGTCGTCGCGTTCTTGAACTCGTAGCCCGCGAGGGGGTAGTCGAGCATTTCTACGATGGGGTTGGAGGAGGACAGGTTCGGGTCAACGGCTTGGAAGGTGAGGTTGGCCGGGTTGCCTGCAACGACGAACTGTACGTCCTGCGCGACATCGTAGGTGAACGCGAAGGTGTCGGTGACCGTAGCAAGGTTCGTCCCCTGCACCCACACGTCCACCTTGCCCCCAAGGTGCTGCCCGTCGTACAAGTCCCGCTGCATGAGGGGGTTGCCTGCGCCGACCACCGCGACGGACTCGACACCGGGAACGCCCGCCGCCGTTTGGTAGTAGCCGCGCTCCGTGCCGCTATCGACCGAAGCGAGGGTGTTCAGCGTGCGTTCGGTGAGGGCGAGGTTGCTCTCCGTCGAGTTGCCGCCGAACATGGCCGCGCTGTTGGTGACGGAGACAGAAGAAATGCGCGTCACAAGTGTCCGCACTTGCCCCGCGCCCACGTTCCCCGCAGGGCCGGGGGTCACGGCGCGCACGGGCACGGTCACTTGGTAGCGGCCCGTCACGGGGTTGAAGTAGGACGCCAACTGCGAGAGAGGAATGCTTGCGGAACGGGTCGTGGCGAACTGCTGCCCACCGCCCGAGACGAGCGTGCCCAAGCCAATGACGACTGACGCCGTGGGCCGGGACGTAGTGAAGAACGTCACCTCGCCCTGTGCGTAGGTGCTCGGGCGGCGAACCACGCCGAAGTTCGACGCATAGGCGTCGAAGCACGAGTTGATAAGCGCCTGCACCGAGGAGTCAGAAGTCAAGTAGAACGCGCCCTTCAAGCCAATCTTGTAAGGCGAGGCTGGAACGGAAACGCTCGTCCCCGAGCCCGTGGGGTCGTCCACTTGCAGAAGCAGCGTGGGCGTGCGAGCGCGGTGAAAGAAGTCGAGCACGAAGCGAAGGCGCTCGCTCTCGGAGGCGAACGGGTCAACCACCGTGTCGCGAAGCACCGAGCCCGCTTCGACCTTGATTTGCGGGTTGGACCTGTGGACCGCCGTAATGTACGACCGCACAATGTCTTGCCGGGAGATAGTCGGAAACGCGCCCAAGGCCGTGGTGATAGACAGGGGGTGCGCGACCACTTCGGGGGAGAACGCGCTCTCGTACTCCAAGTTCTGTGAGGCGTTGTAGTAGACCGCCGTAACGACGTAGTAGAGAGGGGTTTCCGCGAGGGCCGAGGCGAACGACCCCACGGCAATGGTCGGAGGGGTGCTCGTCGGTGTGGCGAGGCGGTTGTGCTCAAACGAGTAGACCGCCACGTTCTCGACTGCCGAGAGCGTGCCCGACAGGCGCAACTTGCGAGCCGTCTCGGGGACTTCATAGGCTTCGTTGAGGTCCACTTGCAACGCCGTTTCGTTGCTGTCCTCTTGGGTGGCCGTGAGCCGCCAATAGAGCGGGTCGGCCACGGGGTTGCCGAGCGCGTCAACAAGCACATCGGCGTCCACGAGCACTTCTGCAAAGTCCGTGGTCGTCTGCGTCACCACACCCGTCGTGACGGTGTTGAGGTTGACACGGGTGTAGCCGGTGGCACCGCCGCCCGCGTAGAGCGAGGCGTAGAAGTTGAAGCCTTGGAAGCCCACCGCGTCCACTTGCGGGACACTAAGCAGCACCGCCTTGTCGAGTTGTTCGACCGTGACCCCGGTGGGGGTAATGGCGATAACACCTACGGTCGCTTCGTCCACGAGGGTGGCGGTAGCCACCGCCGCCGAGGTCACCGACCCCGAGAGCAGCACCGCCCGCACCTCGACCGTGTTGGCCCCGGTGAGCAGGAGCAGCCCATTCGGGTCTGCCGCCGGGTTCGGCACCGTCCACTCGCTGCCCGTGAACAGAATGAACTCGGGGTCAGAGGTGTACCCCCCGCCGTTGATGGACACTTGCACGTCCACCGTGTCGGGGGAGGCCGTGCCCCGAAAGAAACGTCGCTCCAAGGTGGTCGAGAAGTAGACCTCCTCGCGGAGCACGCCATCGGGGCCGTAGATTTTCGGGGTCGAGGTTGCCATGTTGGTTCCTTACAGCCCTACGCCTTGGAGCCCAAGGGTCTGCCCGTTCGACCCTGCGAGAGCCACGGCCCCCGGCACGGAGAACACAATGGAGAGGTTGATGGGTTCAAGGGAGGCGTTCACGACCGTGACTTGGACGAGCGCGGTGGTCGGGTCGTCTCCCGGTATCACTTGCACGTTCTTCAAGGAGTAGAACCGCTCCTTGCTCGTGACGACTTGGTACTTGGACTGCTCCTTCTGCACGTTCTGCACGCGGAGGAGCGCACTCCGAACGTCCTCCTGCATGAGCGTCGTCGCAGCCCCGAGGAACTTCGTGCCCACCCGGTCCATGAGTGTGCTGCCGTAGGCGGGGTGGTAGAAGTTGCTCCCTCGCCGCGTGAGCAGGGACTTCATGCAGGCTTGGTAGAGCAAGTTCTCGTTGTCAATGAGCACGAGGTCGCCTTGCGGGTCGAAGCGCATGTCGTTCTCGACGTAGGTGGCGCGGCACCGGGGGCATTGCTCGGGAGGGGCCGCGTAGGTGACCTTGAACGTCGGGTTGCTCTTGACGGCTTTCGTGAACTTCGGGTAGCGGGCGGGCACCGGGGTTCTGACCCCCGAAATGCTCGGGTACACATCGGGACGAGCAGCCAACTGCCACGGGGGGTAGACCTCCGTTCCGCGCACGCCCGTCTGCGCGGTGAAGCCAAGAGCCGTGGCTCCCTGCCCGCGCACGCGCACGAACGAACTCACACCCACCGCGTTCGTGTCTGCGAGCACGATAGCCCCGTTGCGTGTCCCCACTTGCACAAAGTCGAACGCCGTGGCGCGAATGGCTTGCTCCACCGCAGTCGCGGTGACCCGCTCCCCCACGGGCAAACGCACTTCGACGGTGCCTGCGCTCGTGGTGAGGGTGAGCAGGTTCCCGTCCGGCCCGACGAGGTTCGTGCAACGCCGAATGACGAATGGCCCCGGTGCGCCTCCCACGAGCACCGCCTGCGAGTAGAGCCCGGTGGCGGGAACGTAGTAGCGGTCGTCTGCAAGGATGCGAACGAGGTTGGAGT